TGGAACTGAGTGCCGACAGTTGAGAAGAACATTGGCACACCCGCCGCAGAAAACTTTGTCTTCTGGATGATGGCTTCTTCCGGCGTTACAAATTCCATAACCGTGATTGGATTGGTATTAACCTGATAGCGGATTGTCTCCATCCAATCGGATGGGCGGTTCTCATACTCCGCGTCAATAGTGACCGTAGCCCGTGTCACCATTTCTGGTGAACGAAGACGGCGGTTAAGCGCAGCCTCGGCTAATGAGATGAAGGACGGAATCGTCGCAGTTAGATCATCCCTGTTAAGGAAGTCCGCGACCGCAGCCCTCAATTCGGAGTATGTAGAAATTGCCATTAAACAGTCCCCGGCCTTGTGCGGAAGTAAAGGTTGTCCGGATCGTTCAACCACTTCTTCATGCGCTCTTGGTCTTGCGTAATACCTTGGCGCTCAAGTTCGTAATACACTGAAATGGGGATGCTGCCAACCTTTGTCCACTCACCCCAGCGTTCCGGCGCTTCGTTAAATTCGCGCTTGTTCTGCTCGATGATGGCGGAAACGTCTTGCTCTTTCGAGATGACCGCTTCATCCTTTTCGGCATCGTAATCGTAAAATGTTTTGACGCCTGTGAAAGCATCGTCGTTGATAAGGCGTTTAGTCATAAAACCCTCAATAGTTAGATGAGGGGGCGTTATGCCCCCTCACCCAGATAGACCTTCTTACGAAGTGGTCAAGTCGGCTACGATACCGTGCGCAGCTTGGCTGTTGACCTTCAGGCCGTACTCGACAAGGAGCAGAGCCTTCTCGGCGTCGCCGGTTTTCGCCAAATCCATTTTCTGGATTGGACGAAGAACTGCCAACGATGCGTAATCAGGATCGACGATGAACGCATCGCGGTCGCGCTGGAAGCGGTTAGGAACGATGTTGACCGTACCGAAGTCGGACACATAAACGTCGGCTGCGCCAACGATTTGCGCCTGCTGACCGGCTGGAACGTCGCGGAAGCGAGTTGCAATGCCGGTGAAGCCCGAAGCAACAGTCTTGTTGAAAGGACCAACCATCAACATCTTTGGCGTGCCACCCGAAGTCCAGACCTGCTGGATTACGTTCTTCAGAAGTGTTTCTGTGAACGCACGCTGCGTACCGTCGGTACGAGCAGCAGTTGGGGTTGAGCCAACAGTTGGGTTAGCACCGCCTGAACCGAACGAGGTGTTCGAGGTCAACCATGCAGGCAGACCAGCAGTACGACGTGCAGTGGTGGTGTTACCAGCAACCGATGCTTGGTTGGCAAGAAGAGCGGCTTCCATGTCGCGCTTCAGTTCCGAACCCAACTTGGCAAGCTGATAGGTCATTTCGTTACGACGACCAGCCTTATCGACTGCTTCAAGCGTACCGGAGATTACGACGTTCTTCGTGCTGATCTGCGTGTAGTTACCAACGCGTGCGGTTGGCGAAACAGCAGTGAACGAAGAAATGTCGTCACCTTCGAGTGCGGCGTTAGAAGCCGAGGCCGCAGCCAAAGCGTCGGTCTGCCATTCGAAGTAGGTGTTCTTGACGCTCTCGCGGCCAATGTTCGAGATGAACGGAGTTTCTTCTGGCGAGATGTTATAGATAACGTTCGACAGGTCTTCACGAATACCGATAGCTGAGTACCGGGTAAATGTATTTGCTACAATAGCCATTAGTTCACATCCTTATTAAATGAGTTTATCCAACAGGGCCGCCGCATCTGCGACACGACCTGTACGCGCAAGGCGCTGGGACGCTTTCTTTACATCGGAGGAACGTGTGTTGACTTGAGTACCTGAAGAACCGGGGCGGACGATCCGCGCAACCTTCTTTGGCTGTGCTTTCGCTTTTTCCACTTTCTTCGAACCCTTATCAAACATCATCGCTTTGCGCAGGATTGAGACGTGACTGGCTTGAACAAGTGCACTCAGGTCGCGTTCGCTAAACCCGTTGTTTATAGCCCATTCACGAAGTTCCTTAGCTTCGCTTTGCATTGTACTTTCGTCTTTCCATTCAGGAATGACTTCCGTGAGTTTGGCGCGCTCTGACTGCACAATGTCAGCCAAGGCCCGCTGTTGCTCTTTGGTCATCTCTTGAGCAATCCGCTGCTGTTCAGTGTTAATAGCCTGAAGTTTAGCGGCTCGTTCCTGACGAGACTTATTCCAATGCCGTTCCAACCGCGCCGCCTCAATGGGGTCTTCGTTATAAAGATTGTCCCAATCAGGCTCAGCCTCGGACTGCACCTCAAGTTGCGCTTTAAGCGCCGGGAGCAGTTCCGCGTATTGAGCGCGTTCCATACGGATCGCTTCGGCTTCGCCATAGAACGACTTGCGTTCTTCGGCTAACGCCTGAGTTTTCCGTGTGTAATCCGAATAACGAGAATAACCTTTCCGAAGTTCGTCAAGGGTGACTTCCAATTCTTTGCCATCATCTTTTACCTTGATGACTAGATCGTCAGGAAGTTCCTGTTCGATAACCTCTTCTGTGTCGTACTCTTCATCCGGGTCAGACTCTTCGGCGTCTTCATCAGCTTCTTCATAATTAGCTTCAGTTTCTTCCGCGTCGTCTTGAGCCTCTTCAGGCTCTTGCGCCTCGGCCTCGTCTTGGGTGTCCTCATCAGGGCCAAGCAGTTGGTCGATGGCTAGTGTTGCTTCGTGGAGGCCGATCCCACCACTGGGGTTGCCGACTTGTTCCGTCATATAGCACCTTCTTTATTAAATGTTAACTCCTCGATTTGGCGACTAGGCCGTCGTCAAGGATTGCCTGTAGGCGGGCTTTCAACCGCTCAAGTCCTTTGAGCGTGTGAAACATGTCAGAGCGTCCGCTATAGTCAGTATGAGCCGACATACGCCACTCTTCAAAAATATCTTTTTCCACTTCGGCAAATGCCTCCTTGAGAATATCATCCTCAAGAAGACGCTTTGCGTGGTTAGCTTTTGTAATAGGGTCCATCAGATTAACGGCTGATAAACTGGGTTAGTTGTCATCGCGGGCTGTGCTTGGGGCGAAGCCGGAGCCGGAGCCGGAGCCGCAGACCCAAGAAGCCCATACCCCGGCTGGAAGAAACTAGCTTCTGGGCCGAAACCATACCGCTCGTAGTCCGTGATGCTTGGATTTGCGCGCATATCTTGGCGTGGGGCGAAGCCTACGCCTGTGCCAAATGGCGAGACATACGGCGTTGCCGTACCCGTACCGCCGCCGCCCACAAGGCTTCCTAGAAGATCACCCCCGACACCAAGAAGGGATAGAATTTCAAGTAGGGTTAGGCCCTTGCCGTCGTCTTTTTTAGTGCCGTCGTCAGTTTTAGTCGTGTCACCGCCGCCTCCGCCGCCTCCGCCGCCACCACCAATAGTGGTGCCGCCTGTCGTTTCACCGCCGGTAACAGTAGTACCGGGAGGAGGGTTGTTGCCGCCGCCTCCGCCGCCTCCGCCGCCTCCGCCGCCTCCGCCGCCTCCGCCGCCTCCGCCGCCACCACCAAGAGTAGTGCCGCCTGTCGTTTCACCGCCGGTAACAGTAGTACCGGGAGGAGGGTTGTTGCCGCCCGTAGTGCCACTACCGCTACCAGCGGCAGTATCTAGGAGGCCAGTACCGGGCGTGGTTGTGCTCGCACCGCCACCAAGAGTAGTGCCGCCCGTCGTTCCGCCGCCGGTAACAGTAGTACCGGGTGTGGTTGTACCGCCGCTACCAGCGGCAGTATCTAGGAGGCCGCCACCGGGCGTAGTTGTATCTTCGCCGGTACCAGTAGTACTGGGCGTGGTTGTACCTCCGCCGGTACCAAGAGTGGCGCCGCCCGTCGTTCCACCGCCGGTAACAGTAGTACCGGGAGGAGGGGTGGCGCCCGCGCCGGGCGCTTGTTCTGTTGAAGTCGATCCACTACCGCCAGTATTTATGTTAACGCCGGAAGTGCCGCCGCCAAAAACATTGATACCATCAAACGCATCTCCAACTGCGTCACCTACAGAGTCTAAGCCTGCTTTAATTTGAGGCCCGTAATAGCTCAAGCCACCGGAGGCGGCCCCACTTAATAGGGCGTTTTCTAAGCTA